GTTGGTTGGTCACCTTAAGTTGAACATATTGTTCAGCATCCATGATAGTATGTCAAGTGGTTATACGCCCTTTGGTTCGCTTCAAGATGAGCTCGACACTTGTGTCGTGAACAGCTTGAATGGAGTGGAAAGTCGAAATATTTATGCACACGCCCCAGGTATTGACCTGGGATTTGAGCACATGATATCCGACGATTCACCCACTAGAAAATGGAAGCACTGCCAGCATTATAAGCGGGTAGTGACGCCAGGTTCTGGCTCGACAATAATCTCTGCTGCACTCAATTCATTTGAGTATGGCACGGGATCATTTACGAGACCGCGAGTATACGCGTATAACACGTTTGGACCGATTTCAGCACCGTTTGACGGGCTGAATTCGATGTACAACGCGCAAGGAGTTGGTGGCTTTGTGCCTCCTCCTCCGAGTCTTGATCGTTGGTTAAGTAGAGCGATGAGCTCTATGATGCCGATTATCAAGCCTCAACTGTCCTTAGTCAATTCTATAATTGAGCTAAAGGATTTTCACTCGTTGCCAGGAACTATCTCATCTGTACTTAAGTGGCTCACGTTTATTCGTGGCTTCAAAGGTACAATGCGACAGTTCTTCCAAGTCGGGTCGGATGCGTATCTCCAAGCGAGATTCAACATCCTTCCGACCTTATCTGACATAAGCGGCATCCATGCCGCTTTAACTCGGTCTCAAGCGAAACTTAATCGCTTGACTTCCGAACACGGTAAGAGACTTGTGAAACATTGGTCTCACTCGTTTCAAGAAGAATACGCCTACGCGGATTTTTCTGATGGACCATGGAACGCTGTGGAAGGGCCTCCCCTTCCATTCGCCACCATGGACGCCAGAATGTCTCGTAGCGTGTTCTCTTTTCCTACCGAGGTACATGTTATGATTGACTATTCAGTAATGTTTAGTCAATACGAACTCGAGAATGCTCGAATACTGGGTCTGTTAGATGAACTTGGGGTTAACCTTAACCCTAATATCATCTGGAATGCGATCCCATTTAGTTTCGTCATTGATTGGCTTTTCAAGGTATCAAAATACCTTGATCAGTTCAAGATGAGTAACTTAGAACCGCAGATAAACATACATCAGGGGCTCTGGTCTGTTAAGCGAAAACGAACGACTGCTCTACGTGTTCAAACACGTAGTCGGCAGGCGGGCGTTCCGGCTGGCGGGACCAACCTCGTAGCATCGGTATTTGAGGAATCCTTTCGAAGGGATACCTTTATGCCGACAAGTAGCTCGTTAATTACGAGCGGGCTGAGCGCAGATGAGTTCAGTCTAGGGGCCGCGTTGATAGTTCCGCGACGTAGACCTCACTAACCCATACCGTATATACGGTAGCATCGTAGGATTGCTTATCCTACTTTCGAAGCATGTTAGCAAATACACTCAACACTAACGAAGTAAAGAATGCGAGTGCGGCTGAAGTTGAATTCAGTCGCATCTCGACAACGGACCGACAGACGGTCTTCGCACAAATTAGCGAAGCGCCGTCTGCACCTCATCGGCTCACGATTAAACATCTTGAGTCGGGAAGTGGCCTCAACCTGCGTCGCAGATCGTTGGTTCGATTTGACAAAACTGTCATTTCGACCGTCGATTCTGCGACACCTGTTGTCATCTCAGCATATGCCGTACTTGACGCCCCAACGGGCGCCCTGTCGGCGAATACTGAAATGAAAAACGTGTTAGCGGAGTTGATGTCGTTTCTTGCGTCACTTGGCGCATCGACGACTATCCTCTACGATAACACGGGGAATGGTGCCGTGGCCTTGATTGAGGGTGGCCTTTAAAAGCCAACCTCAGTCTTAGCCTTCTTAACATCAGGACCTCTTAGGCGCAATCACTTGATTGTGACCTTTAGCCTAGGGGGTCCTTTTGTTGTCGAGTTTAGTCAACTAACTTCAGAACTATTATCGTGTCGAATTAATTTTCGACTACGACATAGTTTTGGTCTTGGACGTCGATGTCTGGTTCCAGAAGCGCCATCATTCTCGTATTAGCCGGAAGGCTAATTCGTATGAAGGCGTAATTCTGTTCCAGAACTTCGGTTCGATTCAAGACCAATCCTGATATTAGTTGAGCAGGAAACGTAGGACCTTTCGCCACTAAGACTTGATAAGAGGTTTTAACTCCTTTTATCTTCTTGGGGATGATCGTCCTTTCGTACTTTTGCTTATCTGCTTGTGTTTTCATAACATGAGTGGTTAACTAAACCGTCTATGATACAAAGGTATCGTTGAGTAGTACATGCTCTAGGAGGATTTCCATATGGAGTCCATTAAGAGCCTAGATGAGTATAAAATCATCGCTGCACTGCTCAACGACGTTCATAAACGTCATGGAGCTGTGTTCAACAGTCGTGCACTACGTCTCACACGTTTAAAATGTGAGCGCAGAGTACGTTTGGAGGGAATAGGTTTTCTTGCGAAAACCTTGCCTTCTCTTGGTAAGGCCTTTGATAAGGCCTTATCCGATGCCACACCACTAAACTCTACCAAAATAGGCTTTGAAACCCTACCAGGTAGTAAACTTCCGAGATTTCTCGGTGAGTTTTTTAGTCGTGTGCTCGATCAAGAGGGAAGACTTCTCTCCGATCCGTGCGTCAACTGCGTCGAGGTGATCAGGCAAATTTGTTTTGTCTTCTACAAATACAAGTTGCCTTATTCCAATGAACAAGAACAACAAGTCATCCAAAAGTTTACCAAAACTGAGGATGATCTATCGAACCTGTCAGCTCATTTTCAAACTCTTGAAAATGCTCTTGCAGTTATCACGTTTACTCGTAAGCGCCCTAGTGGCGTTAATCAAGTAAGCGTGTTACGCGAAGCCAGAAAACTCCTTCGTGGAGTTTTCCGGTTTTTTGACCCACTCGACATTACACCACGGCATGGTCCGGGAGTTGTTGCTACCAAGCAAGAACTCTGGGGCAAATACCAATGGTCTAACGTCAGTAGTCGGATCGCATCCGTATACCCTATTGACGCGTATTTTTACGCGTCATTAGGTCACGTCTGCGATAGACTTGATACCCTTAAGGGTCTCTCGTCAATCGATCATTCGGCCAAGGTTATCCTTGTTCCGAAAGATTCCCGCGGGCCTCGCCTTATCTCTTGTGAACCCGTTGATTTTCAATGGGTCCAACAAGGACTTGGCAGGGCCATCGTACAGTTAGTGGAAAAACATCATCTCACTCGAGATAATGTTCACTTCACAGACCAGACGCCTAATCGTATAGGAGCTTTATACGGCTCAAGTACGCTTAGATATTCTACACTTGACCTCAACGAGGCCTCGGATAGAGTTAGTCTGGATCTAGTTCGCCTACTGTTCCCCCAGAACGTTTATACGTATCTGGAAGCTTGTAGGAGTTCATCAACGGAACTGCCAGACGGCAGGATATTAAACCTCAGAAAGTTCGCTCCAATGGGAAGCAGTCTCTGCTTTCCTATATTGGCTCTTACTATCTGGGCGATCCTGTCCGCTGCAGCTCCCGACGCGTATACGCGAGAGCGTATACTTGTGTATGGTGATGATGTCATAGTCCCAACAGCTTTCGCTGTGAACGCTATGGAACAGCTCGAATCATTCGGTTTAAAGATAAACCGTGACAAGAGCTGCATCAGTGGACTCTTTAGAGAGTCGTGTGGCATGGATGCCTTCAAAGGCACCAACGTCACCCCTGTTCGCTTGCGAACAGTCTGGTCATCAACACCCAGCGCTAGTGTTTATACGAGTTGGATCGCTTACGCGAATTCCTTCTACGATAAACATTACTATTCCACTTACGATCTGATCGTAAGCTGGCTAACGTCCATATATGGACGTATCCCGGACGAGAGCATGTTTGTTACATGCCCACGCCTTCGAGTAGTATCCGACGGTCACAGGCCTAACAAAGTTCGCTTCAACAAGAGCTTACAAAAGCTCGAATGGAAGTGCTACGATGTTAAGTCTCCATCTATAACAAAGCACATTGATGGTTGGTCCATGCTTTTACGATATTTCGTAGAATCATGCCCTTCTTCAGATATGCTAGATGCAGATAGGAACCACGACACTTTCGTTGATATAGATCAGCGAAGTGCCTTCACGGCTAGTAAGTACACGAAACGTCGGACCAGCATTCTGGTTCGTCGTTGGCG